GATAGTTCTGATATCAGACAATTTTCAACTGAGTTTATAAACTTTGATTCTGCATTTGGTGATAGTGCGACAATAACAAATATTGCAAACTCTGTATTAACTGCTAAAGTAATTACAGGTGATTCCGCAACTGTTACAAATATAGCGAGTAGTCAATTAACAATTGATAATGCTTCATTTGACTCAGCGGCCGCTAATGTGCTTCATGCTGGTGATTTAACTGCAGATTCGGCAACACTTAAAAATGTAGCAGTCACAACTCAATTGACTGGTAAAGATGCTACTTTTGATTCTGCCGCAACAAATAAATTACACTCAGGCACAATTACAAGTGACTCTGCTACAGTAACAAACATAGCATCGACTAGTATCAATACCGATAATTTATTTGTAGATTCTGCGACAGTTACAAATTTAGCGAATACACAATTTACTGCGAGTCAGGCAACAATAGATTCTGCAGATATAGGTAACTTAAGAACTACAGGTGTATTACAAACGGACTCAGTAAATACAACTCAAATAGAATTACTAACAGGTGTCACAAATGCACCTGCACATAAAGAAGGTAGACTTTTCTACGATGACAGTAATAAAACAATAGGTTTCTATAGTGACGTTAGTGGTTTAGTTCACGAAGTAGGTATTGAAGAACATCAAAGAGTTTACAACAATACTGGTTCAACAATTGCAAAAGGTAAACCAGTATACTTCTCTGGTAACTATACAGGTGGTGCAGTAGATGTACCAACAGTAGCACTTGCAGATGCAACTGATACTGCAAAATACAATGCACAAGGTTTAACTGCAGTAGCAATACCAAATAATTCATATGGATATATTCAGACTTCTGGTCAGTTATCAGGATTAGATACTTCTGGTTTAAGTGCTGGTCAAAAAGTCTTTGTTGGTTTAGGTTCTGGTTTATTATCAAATTCTACACCACTATATCCAAACTATCCAATATGTTTAGGTTGGTGTGTAAGTTCAAATGCTTCAACGGGTGTAATTTTACTTAACAGACAAGCACACACAATTGATTCATTAAGAGTTGTGACTTCGGGTCACATAGGAAGTAATTTACAGATTGACGGAAACTTAACAGTTCTAGGGTCAACAACTTCGGTATCGTCTGCAGACTTAACTGCTGGTACACCAATGTTCAGATTGAATGAAGGTAATGCAATTGGTGAGGCAGGCACAACATTCTCAGGCACAGGACTAGATGATGCCTTCTACTCAGGATTCTTTACTGGTACTACAAATCAAAACTATTATGTTAGAATTGATGGTGTTGGTACAGGTGCAGGTGGCGTAGATACATTTGAAGTAGCATTTGGGGCAGACAGTACATTCTCTTCACCAGTATTAACTAAGCAAGTAATTACTGGTTCTCCTCAGATGATTCATTCAACTGATAACATTTCAATTAACTTTGCATCAACAACAGGTCACGATTCAGGCGCAAGATGGGCAGGTACTGCTGGACCAATTAATGTCGATACAGGTTTCTTCTCAAACAGAAACACTGGTACTTCAGGTGTAGGATTTACTTATGTTGGTATTTACTACGATGTTTCAGACGATAAATGGAAACTAATAGATGAATACGATTCAAACCCAAGTGGTAGTATTAATGAAGCAGATGCTTCTTACAGTTTAGGTACATTAAAACTTGATACTCTAGAAGGTAACGTTACAGGTAATGTGACTGGTAATGTATCAGGAACTGCCGCTACTGTTACGGGTGCCGCACAGACTAATATTACAAGTGTTGGTACTCTTACTGGGTTAGCAATTGGTGGTGACTTAACTCTTGACTCTGCGGGTGCAGTAGTTTACGATAAGTCTGAACAAGCATTAACATTCGGTGATAATCACAAAGCAAAATTTGGTACTGGTGGAGATTTAGAGGTCTACCATGATGGTGCTAATAGTTATATAAAAGATGTTGGCACTGGTGGTTTATTCGTTAATGCGAATCAAGTAGTTCTTGCATCTACCACTGGCGAAGTCATGGTTAATGCAGTTGAAAATGGCGCTGTCACTTTAAATCACGACAATGCTAGTAAACTGGCGACAACCGCAACTGGAGTTTCGGTCACTGGACTTATGGCAAGTACGACTGCGACTGCAGACTCGGCCACAATAGGTAATCTAGCAGTAACTAACTTAGTAGTATCTTCGGGTGACTCTGCTACGATAACAAACATTGCTTCTAGTTCAATAAACACAAATGCATTACAAGTAGATGATATCACAATAGACGGTTCATCTATTGCAGATGCGGGAGATTTTTCTTTAGATATAGAAGGAGATATAACATTTGATGCGAATGGTGGTAATGTAAAACTTTCAGATGACGGTTTACTTTTCACAACTATTAGTAGGGATGCCGCTAATACCGTCATCAAAGTCAATCAATCAGACGGAGACTTAGTTCTTAAAGGTAATGACGGTGGTTCAGAAATTACTGCATTAACATTAGATATGTCTGCCGCTGGTGCGGCAACATTCAATGACCAAATAACTCTTGGTGGTAATTTAGTTCATGCAGGAAACCTTACTCTAGATGTAGGTGGTGATATAACACTAGATGCAGATGGTGGAGATATTAAATTAAGCAATGGTGGTACTCAGTTTGCAAACTTTGGTGACGCCACTGGTGCTGTACATATAGATGCTGTAGTTTCAGATGATGATATTAAATTTAGAGGTGTTAGTGATGGTACTACATTTACTGCATTGACATTAGATATGTCTGATAGAGGTAATGCAATCTTTGGTGCTGGTGCTACCTTTAATAGAAGAACTGAAATATCAACTGATTCTGATTATCAACTTAGAATTGATAATGGTAGTAATATTTGGTTTAATCGAGTTCAAGGTGATGGTACTTATGCTATACACTTAAATGGCACTGGAAATATTCTCCATGCAACTTCAACTGGTATAGGTGTCACGGGTAATGCAGATATATCTGGTACATTATCAGTTGGTAATTTAAATGTAGACTCTGCAGATATAATTAAGATTGCAAGAGATAATCTATCTACTGCAAATTCGTCTGCATTAACTTACGATAGTTCTGGTGGTCAGTTTGGACTAAATGCAAATCATGTAATGGCACTAATACAAACAGTTGACTCAAATGGTAGTGGTCTAAATGCCGCAACATTAGATGGTCAAGAAGGCACACACTATAGAATCAATGTATACAATAACTCAGGAACTCTATTGAATTAATAGATAAATAGTAATATGGCAAAAATAAGTAACAGAAATGATTTTAGAGACTACGTACTACGTAGACTTGGATATCCAGTTATAGAAATAAATGTAGACGATGACCAAATCGAAGATAGAATTGATGATGGTTTACAGTTATTTCGTGAGTATGCCGCAGATGGTCAGTTAAGAGTTTTTCAACCTGTATTAATTACTCAAGCAATGGTTGATGCTAAAAGTATTGATTTGAACACCGCTTTGCCAGCAGTTGCAAATAGAATACTAGATGTTGTAAAAGTTTTTATGATAGGTGATTCAACATCAAACGTAAACTTCTTTGATATCAAATATCAAATGCGATTAAATGACCTTGCAGATTTGGCAACAGGTGTAGGTGATTTAGCATATTACGAACACATGCAACAATATCTTTCTATGATTGATTTAAAACTTACTGGTCAACCTCAAATACAATTTAGTAGACACAGTGGTACATTGTTTATCGCTGGTGATTTACGTGATGGTGGTGATATAAAAGTTGGCGATTACATCATGCTTGAAATGTTTGTTGAAGAAGCAGAAAGTGTTGGTGGTGTTTACAATAATTTATTCATGAAAAATTATGTAACTGCGATATTGAAAAAACAATGGGGAGAAAATATAAGTAAATTCGAAGGTATGACACTCCCTGGTGGTGTGACGTTAAATGGTAGACAATTGATTGATGATGCTAAAGAAGAAATAGAAAAAGAAATAGAAAAACTAAGAAACGAGTATGACAATCCACCTAATTTCTTTGTAGGGTAGGTCATGGCAACAAACCAGTATTTTAAACAGAAAGTTCGTTCAGAACAACAACTCTTTGAGGATTTAGTTATAGAATCTTTACAGATGTTTGGACAAGATGTTTATTATTTACCTAGAGAAATAGTTAACAAAGATAAAATCTTTTTAGATGACGTTCCATCTAGATTCTCAGATGCATACAAAGTAGAAATGTATATTGAAAATACAGAAGGGTTTGAAGGTGAAGGAGATTTATTTACAAAGTTTGGCGTAGAGTTAAGAGACCAAGCAACATTTATTGTTTCAAGAAAAAGATGGGTGCAATTAGTTGGTAAACGATTAGAAGTAGCAAACTTTAGACCAAGAGAAGGTGATTTAATATATTTACCAATGTCTGAATCTATGTTTGAGATACGTAGAGTTGAAACTGAAACACCATTTTATCAATTAAAAGATTTACCAACATTTAGATTACAATGTGAATTGTTTGAGTACAGTGGTGAAGACTTTGATACTGGCGTAGACACGATACAAGATGTTGAAACAGAAGGTTCTTTCAAATATAATTTATCACTTGATTCGGGTGGTGGTCGATTTATTCAAGGAGAAACGGTCACACAAGTATTTGATACTTATCAAATGCGAGGTGAAGTTGCATTTGCATCTGATTCTGGTAATACTTTACAACTAATTCACAGTGGCGCAACTGATGGATTGTTTCATGAATGGACTACAACTAGAAGTATTATTGGTGACCAAAGTCAACACGTGGCAACACCGACTTCAATAAATCAAATAAATGATATATTAAGTGATAATCAGAATAAAACTTTTGACGATTTTGAGTCAGACTTTTTAGACTTTAGTGAAAGTAATCCATTTGGAGATATATCGTAATGTTTGGTACTCATTTTTATCACAAAAGAGTTCGAAGTGCGGTAAGTGTCTTTGGGTCGTTATTTAATAATCTTTATGTGCTTAGACAAAACTCTGCAGGTGAAACTATTTCACAAGTTAAAGTGCCACTATCATATGCGCCAAAAAGAAACTTTCTTGCTCGAATAGAACAAATGACAAATGGCGAACAAAACGAAAGACTCGTTGCAATTAAATTACCACGTATGTCTTTTGAAATAAATGGTATAGCATACGATGAAACAAGACAATTAAACAAGATGAATAACTTAAATAAAGTTCTTGCTGGTTCAACAATATCAAGACAAAAGTTATTTACTGCAACACCATACAACATTAATTTTGATTTAAATGTTTATGCTAAGTCTCAAGACGATGCACTACAAATAGTAGAACAAATATTTCCATTCTTTACGCCACAATATACTGTTTCAGTAAAACCTTTTAGTAATGTTGCATTAAGTGAAGACGTACCAATTACATTGACAAGTGTTTCTTTTACAGATGACTTTGAAGGTTCAATAGAACAAAGACGAACAATTGTATATACACTAAGTTTTGAAATGAAAATAAACTTTCATGGACCACTTGGCACAAGTAAAATTATTCGTGAAGTTAGTAATAACTTGTTTATCATTGATAGTGCGGCAGATAGTGGTGATTACTACAAAACACAAAATATAACACCAACAC